CCGCCCATGATATGCCGGACGCGCCAGTCAATCGCGTCTGACTCGAAGTCGCCTTCCAGAGGATTCGAGATACCACCGCCCAACTGCAACTTGTTGGGGTTCTTCATCACCAGCTCCGGCGATTCGTGACCACGCAGGAAGTTCAACTGCACCGCAGCTCCATTGGACAGCCGAGCGAAGAGATACCAAGTGGTGTTCTTCGTTGCGGATGTGTCAACAAAGGTAAGGTACGGATTGACATGCCCGGTGATGCTGAAGTTGGGGATGGGGTTTTTGTTTGGCGCGATCAAAGGAGCCTTGCCCGCAGTCGAATCTCCGCCAGCCGCAATAAGCAACTGTGCCTGGAGGACCTGATACATCGTAGTCTCCAAGGCCGGAGGAACAACCATCTCGAAGCCATCAATCAAGATCGGCTCACCGTCAGAGTCACGGAACTCACGGAAGGCCTGGACTGCCTGAGCCACGCCATTGACTGACAAAGCGCTGCCCACTCCCGTAAATTTGTTGATGACATTGGCTTTGTCAATGGGGTGGGCAATCGGAGCACCAAACAACGCAGCATTGCCGCCGCCACCAGCCGCCGCAATCAACTTTGTGGCCTCCCGGTATTCGGTCCGACGTGCAGCATTTGCCAAACGATCAGCAATGTCGCTGAATGCGCCCAAGTCATCCCCAATCAGAATTTCCCAGCCCAGCCCAAAACGGCGGCCAAACTTGGTCAGGACGATCTGAACCGCACCAGAATCCAGCTTGGCATCCTGTTTGTATTCATCCCGCGACGGCACCGGGTTCAAGCCACCCTGAAGTCCGAAGACTCCGATAGGCTGCTGAGGCCGGAAGTCCATCTGGCTACCAATCTTGACATAGCTCTTGTAGTCAGGTACCAGAATCTGATACTTGGCCAGCAATTGCCGGTCGAGAATGGTCCCAAAGATGATCGGGAACTCAGTGGTGGTTGCAGCCTCCTCCAGCAGCGCACGCCGCATGGAAGTCCGGAGTCCTCTCTCGTTGACGATCAACTTGATCAAACCGTCAACCTTCTCTTCAAAATTGGCAATGAGGCGGATGCGACTGGATACTGGTACAACCCGTTCGCTCTCCTGCATTACCTCCAAAAGCTGATCAGCCATGCTCTTACTCCTTAGAACTAGATTTGTTGAATGGTTAGGTATTGCAGATGAGCTAGACCTGTGACGGTCCCAGGCTCACATCCACCGGGCCAGTGGCGCCTCCAGCCAACGTTGTGACTGCGGTGCCAAAGTAGACTCCGGACGAATCCTTGCTGACGACTGCAGCAGCACTGATGTAGAGACGGTCACCTACAGCAATTGCGCTGTTAACAGCTCCGTTCGTTTTCGCCACCACACCAGCAATCGTGTACACCCCGACCTGGTTGACCGGGACGTTATCGGTTACAGCGGATGCAGTTACCTCCGCCACACCAACAACAGCCGAACCACCAACCAGCGCCAGCAGCAGGTTGATTGAAGCTGCCATGGAGGCAATTGCGTTCTTGATGGCTACCAGATCGGCTTGTGCATAAGCAGCACCAGCAGCAATCGCTGCGAGGTTCTGACTTACGACTCCGCCAGTGGCATCCACAAAAACAGGAAGGCCGGCACCGTTCGCCTTAAAGCCAATGACAGGGTCACCAGCAATAGGCTTGTTGTTGCCAGCAGGGCATACGAGCTGCGAACCAAGGAAGGTAAGAACCTTGCCTGGCTGCTTGAAATTCTGGGCCATACTTCTTTCCTCCGAAGATGTTTAAATTTGTACTTCTTACTACTAGGCCGCTGCTGGCTTACTTCCTGCCGGCTGCTGCGATCTCAGCTTGCTCTTTCGTCATTCCCGGAAGCTTTGCGAAGGACTCTGCCAGGCTGACCTTCTTGTCGCCTTTATCCACACCCTGGTCCGCTTCACCCATATTCCGGACGACAGAACCACCACCATCAGTCACGCCGAGCGATTTGATGTACTCCTGCTCAGAAACAACTGCTTCTTTCATCCCGGTCACGTCGATGGCTTCTTTGAATTGATTCCGGAGACGTTCCTTTGCCTTCTCCGGCAGTTTGCTTTCCGATAGGAGCTTGGTGAGTTCTGCAGCGGCTGCTGCTTTCTTCCCTGTGCTCTCTACCACAGTGAGCTTGGTTTCCGCTTCTTTGCGGAGACGCTCTGACTCAGCAAGCTCAGCAGTCAGTTGTTCGACGGTTTTCATAGTTCGTTGCTCCTCTCGGACATGAGATTCAATCAGTACAACTAGGTCCGGCCTCCGCTTGCGAAGCTCCGCAAGGTTCACCAGCTCCAAGTCATTGGGATCAGTGCGATCAGCTTCAATCGCCTCAACTCTTCCACC